TAGTGCTGATTGTAAAATATCAATACAAAGTTCTGTAGGTATTTTGCTTCGATTATAACTTCCCTTTCTACCTTGTGTACCTGTTTTGCTACCTCTTGGTGCTGGTTGATGATGACATTGTTTGTTTCCGTTATGACAATGCGGCCTAGGTTTCCAGTTAATATCATTTGTAAATATATCTGTTGGCTTTGCCCTATCATCTCCATATTTACAATACCAAATAGTATGCCTTATAAATTGCTGCATAAAAGGCATTTTTCGCAGCATACCTCTGGGGTTTTCAATATAAAATTTAAGCAATGGATTTATTGCTAACCATTGATAAATTAATTGAATAAAATGCTTATTAACTTCATCACATTTTTTTGCATATTCGCTTTTTGGTTCTATTCCGTTTCTATGTGTGCTTATTGCAGCAATCGTATAAGTAGTGCAATCAGGAGATGCCCAAATTATATCAGGAATAAATGGTACATCTGAAATTTTCATATTTCCAATATCACCTACATAATTTATGTTATCAAATTGCTGCCAATCAGCACTAAAAACTTTAATACCAAATTGCTCTGCAACTTTTCCTACTGATCTGCTACCTGCGAAAAGTTCTAACAAATTGCGTTTCATAATAAGTATGTTTTTCTGCTATCCGGATTCGGTTTCATTCCAACTTTCAAAGGTAGTGGGAAGATGCGCTCAAATTCACGCTCTGGCATCCATCGGCCATTAACAAGGCGGTACATTTTGCCTTTCTCAATCTTGGCGGTGGTATTTAGCCGGAAGTATTTTCTTTCGAGGTATTGGTGGATGGTCATAGGGGCAGGATTGTTTGGTTGGTAATTTTGTAACGAATACCGTTAGAATCTAAATACGCTTCCCATACCCTAAATCTTGCAAACTTTTTATCGCCATAAGTTCCTATTTCTTCGCTTGTAGTTGAATAGCCAACTCTTGCACAAACATCAAAGTTTGGTTGTAATGTTATTTTCCAAACTATACTTTCGTTATTTTGCATTAGATATATTTTAGTAGTAAAGATTTGATTTCATCCCTCGCAGCAGCCCACGCAGCATCCCTCGCAGCATCCCTCGCAGCAGCCCACGCAGCAGCCCACGCAGCCACCGCAGCATCCCTCGCAGCAGCCAATTGTTCTACACTTATTAATTCATTGGCATAATCCCTTGCTGCTTGTATTGCCTTACGTGGTCTGTCATCATCGGGATATTCTTTCTCATAAATAGGCAGCACCATTTCAGCGCAATCGGCTGCAAATAAGCGAATTTCTTTATCCTTCCCCTCTACTGCCCTAAATGCCCATAAGGTATCATCTAATCCGTTGCTTTCTAATATTGTACGGAGTTCCAATACTTCATCATCTGATTGGGTTTTGCCTAAATGATTCAACAATTTACCCCAACCCAAATTGGTATTTTTCGGTTCTAATAATCCGCAGGGTGAATGTGATTTGATTTTGTTTAATGTTGTTTGCATGGTTGGTAAAATTAAGGGGGAGTTGCTATCCTCCCCCGTTGTGATTAGAAAGGGAGAGAATCGCTCAATTCGGGCTGTGCTGCAGGAGTACCAGTTGCAACCGCCTGTGGCTGCTTAAAGTTCCCAATATACTGCTTCTTTTCCCCTGCTTCCCGTTGCTCCTTCGTTTGGGATACCTGTACGCTGCCGATGTTGCCGTACTGATCGGGTGTGTCATTCACCCACAGGGTAACATTCAGATACTTCTTTCCGTTTTTCCCTTCGGTGATTTTGTCCTTTGGGATGTCTGTTAGGCAAATGCTGCCATTGTAAAATGTACTCATGTCAAGGCCGGGTATCGGGAGCCGGTGCCGTTAAGATTTTAGGGTTGTGTTTCGTTTAGGGCTTTGATAAGAACATCGGCATACAATACTGCTTTACTTGCGTGTCCTTCTAAATGTTGATGAATATCCATCCCGTCTGCCAATATCCCCTGCAATGCCATTGCGGCAAAGTATTCACGTTTGGTAAGTCCAATCCAAGGTGAAGGATGATTATTCAAATCAGGTATTGAGTTGATTGGTTCGTTTCCTTTTGTCATAACTTTTCTATTTAAGCGTAAACGCCACACTCGTAGTGGAAGTTTTCGCAGGTGGATAATGTTTTTCAAGTTCGCCCGATACGGGATCAAGTACTTCAATGCCGGATGCTGGAAGTCCTTTGTGGTAGGTTTCCAACTCCTTGATACGAGCAGCGATAGCTTCCGCCTGGCAGTACAATTCAGCTAACGTACTATTCCCACATTGACTGAAATCATACTTCACCCCAACCTCCTTTACCTCTACTTTTGCGGTTTGGTACTGGAATGATTTGCCGTATTTGGCGGCTTCATCCAATAGGATGCCTTTGTACGCTGGCATTGATGTCAGGGCTTTAATCACTTCCTCTGCTGCTTTTAATCGCAGGTGCAGTTCTAACGGGTTTACCCTGCCATTCAGCACTTCATTCATCATCTCTAATACCACCTCCGAGCGCTGCTCTTTAGTGGTGTGATTGAATTTAATTAGTTCCATTGTTTGTTGGGTTTATTTGGTTAGAAATCTTTTGCAAATCGTCATCGCTTATTGCTTCCGCATTTAATACTTGAGTTAATGCAGCCACCTGCGATTCAGTTAGTTCAACATCTTCCACCAGCCATGCCGCTACTGACTTTGAGCCATCTTTCAGCATTGCGCCTTCTTTAACTTTCTTTAGGGCATCTTTGAAAACCCTGTCAGATACGGTGGTACGGGATGGGGTAACAATCACCTCATGCGGTACATCTTGGGTGATAGGTGCATCCATTTCTTCGGGAACATACACAGGCCCTGCAAATACATCGGGGGTATACCACTTTACACCGTTTGACATCGCCCTTGCAAATAGCATATTACGTGGGAATTTGTCCAGGTTCTTGGTACCGGCTTTTTTTGCATCGTCAATGGTGAATGTGGATGTGCCGATCATGTCTTTGCCTTCAAAGAAGTCAATGGAGCAAATCTTTTCGGTCTGTTCTGTAACCTTGTAATTGTACTTTCCCGATGCCTTTACCATTGATGCTATAACACCTGCCCCAATGGTAGGTTTACCCGAAATGATGTGAATGCCGGACATTGACTGGAACGGCCCGATGCCGAGTTCTGCCCCTGCCTGAATTTTAACGATGGCCTGTGCTGCTGACTTAATATCGGGGAACATTCCCGATTCAGCAAACGCCTTTCCGAGCGCCATAACCTCGGTAGCGTTGTGTTTTTGAATTTGCATAAATAATTGAGTTTAGATGTCAAAGATGCAAAATATTTTGGAATTACAAAAATATTTTTTATTTTTGCTGAAACAAACCGAAATTTATGTCAGACAACACAGACAACCCGGCGTTTCCGATTATTGAGTTCCTTAATGAAAAGATTAAGAAGGACGAAGGAAACAAAGACCATTGGGAAGAAAACCATCAGCATCATATGGCCGACTATTACCGCAAATTGGCAGTTCACCGTATCGCTGCGTTCAAAGAAGTAATTGAATTTATTGAAGAAACATTTAAACCCGAATAAAATGGCACAACTTTACAGATTAGAGTTTAATGAACAACAACAAAAGTTTCATTTAGACAATCATAGTCATGAAGAAAATACTCATGGCTGCTTTACAATTTTTGAATATTGCACTGATTTAGAATTTAGGATTTACGGAGCGTATGTCAACCGCATTAAAAAAGAGAAACTTACCAAAACATATCTTCTACGATGTGCTGATGAAGTTAAATCTTTCATGTCTAATTTGACTGAATATAAACTGAATATATCTAAAATTTGAAATCTTACAACAATGACTAAATCCGACAAACTACACCAGCTACTGACCTCCGATCATGTTTTTAACCTGTCCGCTATTGAGCGCAAGGTAGGGCTGCGTAAACTGAAACTGCATGAATGGGTGAAAGGGGTTACCTATCTTGAGGAATCAGATGTATTGAAAATCACCAAGTTATTAAAGAACGCAAATAAAGTTGAAAAATAATTCCAAAAATATTTGGTTTGTATCTGTGAATAACTTTATTTTTGTGGAAACAAAACCAAAAAACATGAACACACCAACAAAACACTTTAATGTGTATTTCCTCGAAACGGAAAGCCGCCTGACAGATGACCTCACCACACTCGAAGATGCGGAAAACTTCATCGCCACAAAATGCCCCGGATGGACGCGAGATCAGTTAGCAATCCGGGAAGAGTACTGCATCTATGCACATTCGGATAGCATCGAAGCATTCCGGGAACTGCTGCACATGGATCCTACGCAAAGGTACACCATGCCGGCTTCCATATCCGGCACCAATGCCCCGAAAGAATGGTTTAACCATGAGTGGTGGTTCGATTCTTTAGAATCAGCGCAGCAGTTTATGTCCTACCTGGCGCATCTTTCAGTAACCCTGCAATGCCCTTCAAACATCGAATACAAGGGTATGACAATCGGAATTGAATAACCAATCAAAACCATAAACCAATGACCACTACACTCAATAAAATCAAAGCACATTCACCCTGTAAAGATGGGTGGAATAAGCTGCTCAATTATTTAGGCAAAACACAAGCAGATAATGAACCGCTATCTATTGCTACTATCATTCAATCCAACGGCATAAAAGATGCAGTTTGGGCATTACGTGCAGTCGAAGGGAAGGACAAAGAAATCAGATTATTCGCTGCCGATTGTGCCGAATTAGTTCTGCACATCTTTGAAAATAGATACCCAAATGATGACTGCCCACGCAAAGCTATACAAGCTGCAAGAGATTATGCTAATGGAGTGATTGATAAATATGAATTGGCTGCCGCAAGGGATGCCGCATGGGATGCCGCAAGGGCTGCCGCAAGGGATGCCGCATGGGATGCCGCAAGGGTTGCCGCATGGGATGCCGCAAGGGTTGCCGCACTGCCGCAAGGGATGCCGCAAGGGTTGCCGCAAGGGTTGCCGCAGGGGATGCCGCAGGGGATGCCGCATGGGATGCCGCAAGGGTTGCCGCAGGGGATGCCGCAGGGGATGCCGCATGGGATGCAAAATGGAAAGAGATTGAATTTTTATTAACCAAATACCTTTAACCATGACAACTATTATTTTCTCCACCATTAAACAAGCGCAGCAGTACGCTGAAAACCTTGAATTGCAATACGAAAGGCACCTAAACCACATCATCTGCTATGATGATAGTGGGGAGATTAGCCATGTGTTAAAATTCAAAAAAATGTTATCTTTGAACCCTACTCAAGCGGCTTCTCGCTTTTCATGTTAATGGGTTTTTTGGTTTCCCCCGATGGTCGGCATCGGGGGTTTTATTTACCATCAATACTCTATCATGAACCCAAACGATTACATTCAAATTTTAGCAAATCATGTTAAAGCGACCACATCATACAATGCGAAGGATACCCTATATCCCCGTATCAAGAAAGCATCCGATTACCCGTACACCCGAATGGCACGAATTATCAACCAATTGGAACATTATGTTACACTACTACGCAGCTCCAGGGCTATTAAAACAGGCCCACCAAATAAATGCAACTATTATTTTCGAGAAGGTGTCAAAATACTTCGACCTCACAATTCATGGGATGGTCGGCAAAAGAAGGTACAAAAAGCTAGTAATGGCAAGGCAAATAGCCCAGTACCTTTTGCGTTACCGTTTAAAGATGCCGGTAGAAGCCATAGGTAAACTTTTTAACCGTGATCATACTTCTATCTGTCATTCGATTAAATTCATCAAAGGTCAGCTAACAATGAAGCATGAAACGGAGATTTCAACCCATCTCATTAACATTGAAAATCAACTCAAATGGTAATTTTTGCAGCAGTCCTATTTGTGTTCACGGTTTACGCTGCCTATCAATTGGGCAAGTATGAAAGTGAGCATGGGAGGGAGGATAAATAAGCAAACAGTCAGGTGGCGGAATGGTATACGCGGGGAAACAGATGAGAACGTAACTCAGCGACACCCTTATTACAGGTTCGAATCCTGTCCTGACTACTAAAAATTAAAAGTTATGAAAACAATATTTACAAATCATCCACTAAAGCACTTTGGATTTAGAAAAGACAAGCTGTACCATAACGGTAGTCAGGTGGCGGAATTGGTAGACGCTAGGATTGCGCAAATGGTAACAAATGCTGTGAGGTTGGTTCGATTCCAACAATCCTTGAGGAAGTACAACTCATACAGGTTCGAATCCTGTCCTGACTACGCACCACCGTTGGTGTAATTGGTAACACCCAAGCATTGTAGTTTGGGAATACGGGTTCGATTCCTGTACGGTGGTCGAATGCAGTTCGATTCTGCTCGTTGATTGAGGTTATGGTAAGTTATCGGAAGCGGTTAAATACCCTATTAAACAATGGACCGAAAACAATCTGACAGACCGGAAAGACGGTCACTTTTCCACCTTTCTATACCCCTGCTCCCAAAGAACCTTTGTGAGCCGCTTTGATTTGCGAATGATAGCCGTTTCACTATCCTTGGGGTATAGTATGTGTAATGCTTCGTGTATGGTAATTTCCAACCGATAGCGGCCCTTTAACCTTTCATCAATCTCAATGGTGTTGCTATCAATGTGCGCCAATCCATCGGCTTTCTCCTTGCCTAATTTTCGATGGATGACTTTCATATTATAAGAGTTTACCCTTGTAGATACGTTTATTCCTAAATTCAAAAGATTCACCATCGCTGGCAAGTTCTACAAACCCAAAGCCGTGATTCCACTTATTGAGTGGCATGTACGCCGGATGCAGTTCCGAAAGGCAACCGATACTAAATGTGGTTACCATTGACCCGGATAGTGTCGGTTCGGTATGTTCGCTTGTTTGGTGATTATGCCCCTGAAAGCAGGATATTTTGGCACGAAGAAATAACCCTCTTGCAGGGTTCACCGGTGCCGATATTCCCCCATGGTATTCGTGTCCATGCAGCCCCCAAAGATTATTCATTCGGATAGGTCTTTTATCGCCTATGACTTCAATACCTGATGCCCTTGCTTTAATGATGTTGGCAAGATCAAACTCTTCCACTCCTATAAGTTCGTGCGCTTTCTCCAATAAGAAATGCTGATACCTTTCTTCGTGATTTCCTAACTTGTAGTAAACGTTTGCCTTTGGGAATGTCTTTTGCAGGATACCAAAGAAATCTTTGAATGATGCTAGTTCGGATGCGAAGTCCCTTTTTTTCGGGTCTTTAACAAACCGTGATAGCTTATGACAGTCCAAAATATCCCCGTTAAGCAGTATAGCATCGGGTTGCTCTTTCTTGCCGTAATTCAGGGCCACCGTGAGGGCTTCGATGTTGTGGTAGGGTAGATGCACATCGGATAAAATAAGAACCTTTTTATGGCCTTTAATTACGAATGGTGCAAAGTCCGATTCAAAGGATTCAGGCAGGTTGTACGGGTTTTTCGGTCTGTCTTGGGGCATAAAGTATTGAGTTTTAGATATTGATTTGGTCTTAACAAGTTTCCCTTCAATGTACCGAATTGATGACCGGGCATCTTCCAGGTGCTTAAAGGTTAGGTTATTTTCAGCGTACATTATACGGGCAAGTTTCAGCGAAGGCATCTTCATGCCGTATTTGTCCCGGTAGTCACGGGCTATGTCTGCTTTTGAGGTCATATGTGATCTTCTACAATCATTTGTGCGATGGAAGTCCAATAGGTTACCCCTGCTTTAACCAGCTTGCCCTGCAATATCCATATCCCCGGTATATCAACATCGCCTACAGATGTAGTATAGGTTATTTGGTCATTACCTACCATTGTCGCGGTCCAGTACCCTGTCTGCCCCGATGGTTTCTTATAATACATTTCGCACGTTGTCGGGTTCGACAAATTGTGGTTAGCGTGTAGAGTTATGGTTATGTTGGTGCCGTTATAAATCATAGAAGTCAATATTAGGTGTTACGGTTACATTATAGCCGGGTGTATGGTCAACGGTCACATTTATAGTCGGGGTGTGGTCAACGGTCACCTGTAATGTTGGCTGGTGGTTGACTTCTACCTGATATGTTTGTGAACTTGTTACTGATACATCGGCATTGAATTGAAACAAAGGTACAACCAAGTTAGCATCAATTCCGGTCAGCACGAACGTGCCACGTTCAGCCGTGAGTGATAACTGCCCTTCTTTCTGCAGGGTGGCATCTTGCCCGGTGAGTGTGAATGTTCCTCTGTCCGCTTGTATTGCCCGGACAAGTGAAAAGTCAGCATCCCTTCCCGTTAGTGTGAATGTTCCCCGGTCTGCGCCAATGGTCCGGGATGCGTTAAGGTTGGCATCTCTACCCGTGAGAGTGTAGGTTGCCGTGTCTGCTGCAAGTGTTTTGGATATGCTGAAATTAGCATCCCCACCCGTGAGCGTAAATGCTACAACGGTAGCTGCCACCTGAAATGCTGCCCTGAAATCTACTACTATACCAGTGAGCAAGTTGATTGATTTGCCGTGATAGTATTTCTTTTTCTTCTGCCTGTGTCATTATATTACCATTTGTCTATACATGAGAGTAGAGGTGTTCATCAGCATATACACATAATGTATCTCCGTTGCTCCATCGTAGTAGGTGGCATCGAATGCCGTATCTCCTACGATTGCAGCACCCTGCACAACGGGCATCGTAGTCCATCCCATCATGCCTTGCTCTGCTATGTCAAGTTCAAACCATCTATTGGTGGCATCCTTTTGAATATACAACTTATCGCCCATGTAGGTATATTTAGTACCTGTGGCGAATGTTTCAGTTGCCGGAGCATAGGTCAAACCGGATACCCACGTATTGAGAGCTATATCGTAGTAATCAAGTGTTACGGCACCACCACCACGGAAGGAGTAGATTCTTCGACCGTTGATAATAACGCTTTCATTAGTCCAAACTGTATTCGTTTCTCCGTATATCCAATGTGCTGACATACCTGCTACTGGTGCGCCTGCCCTTGCAGCAGTTGGGGATAAGGTAGTCCATGTATTACCGGATATTGAGTATCGGTACATTGTTACTGCACCGTTTCCGATATAGTAGATGAAATCATCATTGCCCTCAATGGAATAAACAGAGGTGGCATCGGGGGTGATAGTCCACGTTGGAACGGTTAAGGTAGTATCTGTATTAGAAGTGATTGCACGAATCTGCCCTGCACCTGTGCCGGATACAATACGTACTTGATAGTTACTCCATTGGTTTGTTGTCCATGTCTTTGCACTATTTACGAGCGTTGTACCTGTTGCCGAAGTAGCAGTACCTGTGGCAAATGCTGTATACCCACTATTTAGCCATGAAGGAGTACTAACCAATTTGCCATCTGTTGCAATTGATGCAGGTAAGCCGGTGTTAACGAGTGTGGTCCATGTATTGGTAGCCCAATCGTATTTGCGGAAGGAACCGGATGCCAAAGTACCGGCCCCAAGAACATACCAAACAGGCGTACACAAACGGTACACGGTTGATGCCGTAAATGCCGATGCCTGTGCAGCTACCGTGATAGTGGCGTTTGCACCAATGGTATTAGAAACTATGGGAAGTGTAACCCCGGCATTTGGTCCCGATATAATGTGAATAGAATAACCTGCGATTGAACGGGCGAGTGTTTGGTTAGTTACGATAGTGGAAGTAGTACCACCCGTTGCCGTTAATGAAGCAGCCGCAACGGTTGTACCTGTACTCCATGCACCTGCTACACCTGCTGCCCCTGCTGCGAGTGTTCCGGCAAGTGCCGGGGATGGAAGTTGTACCCATCCATCTTCAAAGGGATTGTATAGATATGCAACCGTTAACGCTTGCACGTATAATTGTTGCTGGCGAAAGTGCCGGGAAGATGCGATGAAACTACCTGCAACGGATGCAACCGGAGCCGGAGCAACTTGTTCCCATCTTTTGAGGTCTAATAATTTTCTATTTCCGTTAGTTGTAGCCATTATGTAACATTTATATTTCTGCGTAAATTATCAGCCGTGTTTCTTTCAAAGGATGGTATCTGTGAGTTTGCTGCTTGTCCTCCGATTGTTGCAAGGTTGGTTATGTTCCATGTACCTGATTGGTTGGCAGATACCGTACCCGATACAGGGGAAGTAACACCGGAAGGATCTACAAGCATACGCCCTGTGAGTGGGTTAACCTGTGCCATCCCGATAGTACGGGTTAAAGCCTGTATAGCCATCCGCATTGCTTCAATGGCTTGCATTAACTCCTGTGTAGCGGTTACGGGCAATGGATTACCATCAGCCGTTTCGTGAGCGATGCCATCAGCACCGTGTATCATTTTAACTTTCTGATACAGAATACCGCCTATATCATCTGCTGCGATTGTGGCACCGACCCCCGGTGTATATCCTACGTTATCTGGCATGTTATTGTAAAGTTAAAAGTCCATTAGTCTGATCGAAGTCAACTGAAAGCGATTCCCCACTATTCAGCGTAAGTGCAGTACCGTAATCATACCATCCAATTAAAGGCCCACCGGCAGCAGTAGAGTTGTAAACTACTACATACCTGAAAGGCCCTGTGCTGCCCCCGGTAGAGGTTAGCGTAAGGTCAGCGACTATAAGCCGGTAAAGTCCAGCAGTCTGTGAGGAAGATGTCCGGGTGATATTACGGGTGGATAGGTTGGTGTAGGTTATCTCCGTAATGTTAGCCAGTACGGTGTTACCTGCAACGGGTGCCACGTTGGTAAGTGCCAAAGTTAATTGGTCAGCACCGAGGTCATGCACTTTCTCTGCAACTGCTTCGACAAATGAATTGAATTTATTAAAGACCGCCATTGTATATGATTATGGTGTAAAATTACGTCAATTCTTTGACCTAAAATGTGCTAGGGTTGCAGCTATCTTTCTCGCGATGCCATGCTCATTTGCCTTATAAAGGCGAATATCAGTCACGTTGCTTATAAAACAAACCTCAATCAGTACATTTTCCGCCCCTGGCCGCATCCATCCAAGTGACTTACGGGCCGTTTCTGTTTCAGGCTTTACCCCACGATCACGAAAGCCAAACACGGTAAAGCAGTGCAGCAGTTCTTTTGCTAGATTAAGTTCAAAGGCCGATGCCTTTTCAGGTACAATGACCTCACTTCCCTTTGCTTCGGGGTTAGCGGATGAATTCCAATGGATGTCGGCCAAAATATCCCCCGTTGTGAACTTGCCCCGTAGCCATAAC